GGTGGCACAGAAAAATCTATTAACACAGATTTTGCTCTGTACGGAACAAACAAAGCATGGTTTTGGGCATTTAACTTTGCATCGGCAGATGACAGTTTTAACGTGTCATCAATAACAGATGATGCAACTGGTAAGTGTAGTCCACAATTTACAAATCATTTTGCTAATGATGATTATGCTTGTGCAGGCACATCTTCTGATGGAGACGGAATCTTAAATCTTGATAGAGATTTACAAACAACTTCAAGTATTCAAAACACACATTTTGGTGATTTACAAGGAAGTGGTTCTTTTAATGATGCTACTTTTGGCATGGTATATTGTGGAGCTTTAGCATGAATAAAATAAAAACACCAGAGTTTCAAGGCACACATTTATGGGATAGATTGTGTTGGGCAAAAGAAAACTTAGAAGGTAGGCAGTCAGATTATCGCATTGTATGGGAAGACCCTGATAAGCCTGAAGAGTGTTCTAAGATAACTGTACCTGACCCTAATTGGATGGCTTGTGCATTACAAGGTGGCATATTACCACCTGTAGAGGTCTATTGGGCATTAGCAGAAGATGAAGCAAAGCCTGATTTCAAGAAACACACAAGAGGTTATTTGTTACACAACACTAAACCTGTTGAAGCAATGACAGAAGAACAAGCAATAGAATATTTAATTATGAAAGACATACCACAAAGAGTGTGGAGAGAATATCAAAAAGCTAATAAACCAAGATTAGTTATTTGTAAAAAGAATCAGCTTCCAAGTACAAGAGAGTGGCGAAACGCTTGGAAGATTGATGAGAATATAATAGCCACTGATAAGGCAGCATAAAGGAGAACACAATGCCAACAACAAATATCGTAGATAAAAATGGTGTTACTGTAGATGCTTCTACAGTTACCAAACCTTCCGATAGACACTTCAGAGGTGCTTGGGTCGTAGACTCAGACAAGAAGGTCATATCAGAAGACATGACTGAAGCTAAAAAAATCTTTCAAGATAAGATTAGAGAAGTCAGAAAACCACTACTAGAAGCAGAAGATGTAGTGTATATGAAAGCATTAGAAGCAGGAGATTCATCTGCACAATCAGCAAGTGTAACTAAGAAGAAAGCTCTTAGAGATGCACCTGCAGCAAGTGCAATATCAAGTGCAGATACTATTGCAAAGCTCAAGGCAGCTTGGGATACATCTGTATTAGGTGACAGTCCATACGCATAAGGAGTAGGTTATGGCTTTAACTAAAGTCCGAGATGGTGGTACTGACTTTACAGGTGCAACTTCATCCCATCAGTTACTTGCAAGTTCTGTTTCAACTTCAACTGTAACTGAAGTTGATATTACTTTACCAACTGGATATGATAATTATTACTTGCATATAATTGGTAAAGGTGATGAGTCTAGTTCAACAAATTTTCAATTACAAGATAAGATGGATGGTGACAGTTCTTTTACAACAAGTGGCTATACAACTCAAGTTAAATTGATAGATGTAACAAATAATCAAACTAATACTAATAGTGGTGGCTCAAATAAGTTATTATCAACTGCTAGTGGCTCAAACTCAAATTATTCTCATAATATATTTTTAAATGGTTATGGAAGAACTGATGTAGCTAGTAGTATAAGTGGCACATCTACTAAAGGTCTTTCAAGTGCTTCAGCTACTTGGGTTTTTGGTGGTTCTCATGCAACTGAAGCAACATCTTTAAAAAAAGTTGTTGAGGTAAGGTACAAACCTTCTCAAGGAAATATTGTTCAGATATATTATAAATTATATGGAATAGCCTCAACATGACAAGATATAGATTAAAAGATGGTAAAAGAATACCTTTTACAGCAGAAGAAGAAAAAATAAGAGATGCTGAAGAAAAAGCATGGAAAGATGGTCAAGCTGATAGAGATTTAGCAGAGTTAAGAACGGAAAGAACTCTATTATTAGCTGAAACAGATTATCTTGCTTTGTCAGATGTTTCAATGTCAGATGCTTGGAAAAAGTACAGGCAAGAATTAAGAGACATAACTAAAACTTATAAAAGTATAAATGATAAAGGCTTTACATTTCCAACGAAGCCAACGGAGTAAACTATGGGATATATAGGTAAATCACCTACCAATGGGGTAAGAAACAGATTTGTGTATCAGGCTACTGCAGGTCAAACAACTTTCAGTGGTAGTGATGCAAACTCTTTGACACTAAACTACACAGACAGTTTATACATGGATGTGTATCAGAATGGTGTGTTACTCAAGGCAGGAACAGACTACACTGCGACAAGTGGTACAAGTGTTGTATTAGTACAAGGTGCAAGTTTAAATGACCATGTAGAGATGATTGTTTACGATGTGTTCTCCGTAAACGAAACATACACTAAAACTGAATCAGATGACAGATATCCATTCTTAGGC